ATCAAAAAATAAATCACTTTCTGATTCTAGTATTAATTTATATATTAGAAATCTTGAGAAATTGAATAATGACAATCCATTAAAAAACTTTAATTTTTTAAAAGATACTGAAACTATTATAAAACAATTATCTGAATATAAAGAGAATACAAAAAGAGGATATCTTATAAGTATTTGTAGTTGTTTATCAACTGATAAAGATAATAAACAAAAAGAAAAACTATATTCAGAATATTATAAATTATTAAATGAAAAAAATAATACATTAAAAGAATTAGAAAAAGAAAATAAATTATCTAATACACAATCAACAAATTGGATTGAATGGAAAGATGTCGAAAAGAAATATAATGAATTAAAAGAAAAAATTAATAAAATAACATCTTATAAAGAAATTAATGAACACACATATAATGTGCTTTTGCAATATGTTATTTTATCATTATATTATCTATTACCACCCAGACGTAATCAAGATTATTATAAAATGGTACTTATAAAATCTTATAAACCTGATATGGATATAAACACAAATTATTTAGATTATGATAAAAAAGAATTTATATTTAATGTTTATAAAACATCTAAAAAAGAAGGTTCACAAATTGAAAAGATACCAGAAGAGTTAGAGAAAGTAATTGATATATATTTAAAATATCATCCATTAATTAAGAATAAAAAAATAAAAAATAAAGATATATTTCCTTTCTTAGTATATTATAATGGAGAAGCTTTCAGTTCTGTAAATTGCATCACACGAATATTAAATAAAATATTTGACAAGGCGATTGGTTCTAGCATGCTGAGACATTCATATTTAAGCCATAAATATGGAGATGTTTTAAAAGAACAAAAACGCGATTCGGAATTAATGGGTCATTCACTTTCTCAACAAAAAGATTATATTAAAATTAAAAAATAATACTTTTTTTTAATATAAAAATATTTAATTAGAAATATATATATATTTTTTCTTTATATAAATTATAAAGAAAAAAATAAAATGTCAAGTTTAAAGAGAGATTTAGAAATAGGCTTACAATCAGAGAAAAAAGTTTTAGAAATAATAAGAACTTATTTTAATAAAGATATAAAACAGACAGAATATAAATATTGTCAATATGACTATCAATGTGAAAAATATAAATATGAACTTAAAACAAGAATGAACAATTACAATACATACCCTACGACATTAATTCCATATGATAAGATAAAAAAAAAAACAATCTTTTTATTTAAATTTAATGATGGTTTATATTATATAAGATATAGAAAACGAAAATTTAAAAATTATGAATTAAAATCATTTGTAAGAAACAAAAGAATTGATTTTAATGATAAACCAAAATTATATTACTATATACCAATTCGAGATTTAAAAAAAATTGAATATTAAATATAAATTAGATACAAATTATATTAAATTATATAAAATAATCATAAATAAATAATAAAAATTTTAAAATTTTTATTGTTTCTTTCATATAAAATATATTTTTAATTATATTTTAGATTTTTAATTGTAAAAATATATGTTTTTCTTGTTTTTTTAATAAAAATAAATAAATTTTGTGATGTATATATATATAAAGATGTCTAATAATATGATTGTTACAAAATCACAGATAGAAACACCTAATATTTATCATACATACTATGATCTTGAAATAATAAATAATGATACAACATTATCTTTACCTGTTCCCTTGCGTTTCTCCGAAATTCGTAATATGCCATATTTAAATAATCCATCTGATTATTATTGTAGTGTTATACGCTTTAACGTAGAAACCGGGTCTGGTTTGCCGGTTATTATACCAAACGTCCAAATTAACCAGCTGAATGTCAATTTAACAATTTACTCGTTCACTTTAAAATATAAAACATATGAGTCACAAGAATATTTAATATATGTACCTAGTGACTTAACAAAGTCTTTTCCAAATCCACCAATACAATTTCAGGATATTGAGAATCAGTATTACTTTTGTTATAGTACACAAGCTTTTATGCAAATGGTAAATAATACATTAACAACAGCTTTTAATTCTTTAAATTCTTTAGTTGTTGCAGGTAGTGATACTTTACCAACAACCAATCCACCTTGGTTTGATTTTGACCCAATACAACAATTACCGACCTTAAATAGTGATATATTAGGATACGACAACTCTCTTGAAAATCCTATAGAGATATATATGAATTTACCTTGTTATACACTTTTTAATTCTTTCAATGTAATTAATTATGGATATAATGTTACAAATGGAAAAAATGTTAAATTTGTTATCAGTAATAATAATGGAACTAATATATTTCAATTATCAAATTATAATGCTCTTCAAAGTTATTGTGAAATATCTCCCGTGCCTGTGTGGAATCCAGTCTCAAATATCGTATTTACAAGCCAGCTCCTCCCTGTCGCGCCTTCATTGACAGCAGTTCCAAAAGTATACAACGGGCCATCAAATCTATTTAATGTCGGAAATAACAGCAATTTTGAACCGATCATTACAGATTTTTTAATTCCAATTACAAGTGTAAACAGATATCAACCGTCAATCACGTATTCACCAAGCGGAGAGTATAGACTTATTGATTTATATGGAAACCAACCATTATCCGCAATTAACTTGCAAGTGTACTTTAAGGATAAATTCGGCGGCTTGCATCCTATTTATTTAAACAGTGGGTGTAGTGCTTCAATCAAAATTATGTTTCGACGCAAAGATTATGGTAATATTAATATTTCTTCTAAAACTTTATTTTAAATTTTTAAATAATAATATATAATAATATAATTTTATCTTATTATATAATATATAATATGTCAAGTAGTGATTTAAAAACTGTATTAATACAAGATTCACGATTAACCGTAACAGATGAATTAGATTTTGGTGTATATAAAGGTGCTCAGAATTTTACTCCTACAATTTATCAGGCAATAAGTCAATCAGCTAATAATGCCGTTTGGAATATCGCGGTTCCTAGCGAAACAACAGTCCTGGATTCAAGGGTAATGTGGAAAGCAACAATAACACTTAAAATATCATCAACTGCAACATCTCCTGCCGGTGATGATAATTATCTTGTTAATTATGGGTCAGGTGATGCCCTTGCGCCATTTCCATTACATCAATTGTGTTCTACTCAATCATTTACATTTAATAATAACACAGTTTCGTTAAATACACAAGATTGTCTAGCAAGTATATTACGTTTCAATGATAAACGTGACATAATGCGATATAACAGTACAACGCCTACAATGTATGATACCTATTTTAATTATTCAGATATTCCTGCTAATTCATCTAAAAATGTGCTTGGTTCTTATTCACAAAGTGGAGTCGACAATGATTTTCTTCCTCGTGGGGCATATGATGTAATTGTTACAAGTACTACAAATAAAAACGATGCAAATTATGGAGTACAACAACCAATGCCGAATGCAGGAGTAATTAATCCCGTATACGTCATTTTCACAGTTTGCGAACCCTTACTTATGTCACCGTTTACATTTGGTTCAATGGAATCAAAAGGTTTTTACGGTCTACAAAACCTTAATGCTATTTTTAATTTCAATTCTGGAAATACCATTTTCAGATCTGTTGATATTCATAACTTAAATGCATCTGTTCAAGTTATAGGGGTAGAAAATAGTAGTCTATTATTCAATATGTTGACACCACATCCATCGACACTATTACCAAGCCGAAATATTTTAAGTTATTTAGATATGCCAAGATACATTTTTACAAATTTACCAGGCATAAATGCAGGAGCAACACAACAAATGGTTGGGCAAAATTTACAGTTAAATCAGGTGCCTGATAAATTGATTATTTTCGTGCGAAAGTCAATGAGTGGGCGAACTCAATATGATTCTGATTCATTTTTATGTATTGACCAAGTTAATTTATCATTTAATAACTCGTCTGGGCTCTTAAGCAATGCACAAAAAGAACACCTGTATAATTATTCTGTTTCAAATGGTTCAAATCAATCATTTCAAGAATTTAGTGGTCGTGCAAATATAACACAAACAGCGACTGATACAAATCCACCAAATATATCAATACCAACAAGTGGATCTCTATTAGTGCTTCAAATGGGGAAAGACGTACAGTTAAGCGATGATTGGTATGCTCCAAGTTCACTTGGTACTTTTAATCTAGCTGTTACACTTTCTGTCAGAAATCAAACTTCAGTTGATCTTAGTTCTAATCAAATTGAGATGGTAGTCATTACAGTTAATGCAGGATGTATAGCTTTCGAACGTGGTACTTGTTCTACATACAGTGGCTTATTAACAAAAGCGAACGTAATTCAAGCAAGCGAACAAGTTCCATATAGTATGACTGATATCAAAAGGCTAATAGGAGGCAAAGGATTAATGAGTACTCTCAATAGTCTAGGCAAAAGGCTTGCACCGAAGATACCCGGTTTACTTAAAAAGGGATTAGAATACCAAGGAAGCGAAAATGCACAAAAAGGCGCGAAATTATTAGGCGCAATGGGTTATGGATATTCTGGAGCTGGATATTCTGGAGCTGGGTATTCTGGAGCTGGTAAATTAACAAATAGATACGTATAAATCATTATTTATTGGATATTTTTATAAAATAGACAGTATATTTAAT